TCGCCTCCTGTTTGATCCGCCTCAAAGCGCGTTTCTTGTCGAGGCTATCAAAGACTCCATCAAGGAATTGATGTGCATAATAATGTCAACATCAAAACTTGTATCGTCCTCTGTTGGGCCAATAAGTTTCTTGATGGAGGTTAGTATGCTCGTTGCCATAACTGAGTATCTCCTTTCCGACGCTCCTGTGGAAGTCGTATAAGTAATGAAGCATCTCCATAGTGAATCGCTTGACTTGTGTTATGCGAGGTACTTATAAGATTGTTCGGGTCAAACAAACAATCTCGAGCGAGCTCAATGTCCTCGATGGTTAGAGCGTTAATGTGGTGGACAATAATCCTCCCAACTATTTCTCGATCTGGAATAGCAAGGTCGCATCCGTTGTCTCGAATGATTATGTCGCGTCGGCAAAGCTTCCATTCTTTAGAATTATAGAAGAGCTGGTTTAGATAGCGCTCGAACCCAAAAGTTTCTCGACCAACCGCTCCACCGAGTTTCAAATATTCGTATCGTTCTTCAAAAGTACGAAGACGACAAAGCTCTCTGTAAGTTTTATGCATCTTCATCATCTCCTGACGAACCGCTATAGCTACGCATAGCATCAAGCGCTTTAGAATACAATTCTTCGACTCTCTTCGCGGATTGTATTGCCTCGGTCTTTGCTCTCTTGAGTTGTAGCTCTTGTTCAAGCAACGCCAGTTCTCTTTTCTCTTTGATAGAGCCAAGTTTTAGAAAATGAGTTGTCTCCTGAGAACTTGCTGTGCCGTTTCGTAGTCGTTTCTCTACTACATCCATAGCTAAAGCAATCATTTGGTTTTCTCTTGCTTCTGGAGTAGTAGCAGGAGGCCTCTTTCTTATGGCGTTTGGCTCCTGTTTACTCTTTGCGGCCAATAGTTAAGACCTCCTTTCGATAGACTTTAGGCATAGTTTTGAGAGCACCTAAGGAGAAGCCGAGAGTCCTTGAAAGGAGCCCCGGCTCACCAACCCGGAGTAGTGGACACTAACCCTCGGCTCCTGCTTAGACGCTCTCAAAATATACCCCCGGAGAATTTTTGAGGACACAGGCGATGCAGGGCGGGGGGCCCTTTTGCGGACCCTCCCCCTCTATGCCAGGACCTTCTTGTAGATCCCTAATACGTTTATACGAACGATTTCATCAATCGCCGATTGAATAGCAAGATTCTGATCTGTTTCTGATAGTTCATCACTTGTCTTCGCAATTCTAGCCAAGTAAGCACAAGTGTTGTAACCTTTTGCTTCGTCAAACGTTTGCCATTCATCGAACTGTGTGAAAGGATCGAAAGGATTGTCAGCTGTTGTAAGCATTGCGACAACAGAAGAATCATCCTGAAGATCGAGGTCGTTGTTTCTTTCGGCTTCCATAAGCTTTACTCCTTTCGTTTACTTTAATGCTTTAGAAAGCGTTGATGTTGAGACGCCTAAAGCTTCTGCAACTTCTGCTTGTGTAAGTCCAGCAGCAAACATTGACTGAGCTCGTTGCAAGCGTGCAGGACTAAGTGCGGTTGTTGTACGTGGAGTAGCCAACTGTTTGATTTGATCTAGGTTGGCGTTCTGAAGTATCTGGGAGAGTTTGGATGGGCTTATGGCCCCTGCTTGTATGGCGGTCCACTCATCGCTGTCAATGTCTACTAGATTCTTCTTAGCTCCTGTTCTGGAACGTGCTTCCGCTAAAGCTTGATTTCGTACTTTCTTAATGTCATCACTATCCATACCCGGGTTAGCTTCTTTCTTACGGTTCACTATAGAGTTAGCAATGATCTGTGCTTGGCGTTCAACGGGTTTGTTCATGAGGGCTATCTTCAGGTCTGCCTCTAGGCGGGCCACCTCTTTTGAATAGACCTCATGTGCAGACGGACTGTAAGGAGTAGGCACAATAGCAACTGCTTCTTTTCGAGCTTGATTAGCAAGGGCTTTCATTGAGTTAGCATACCCTGCATATACTTGCTCAATTTGACGACCAGAGGATAGGGTATAAGCATCATCGGTCTCGGCCATTTGGGTAGATTTGGTCTTCTTAGTTATAATCTTACCCGTCGAAACGTAAATCTTCTTTCCTGTAGAGGGGTCTATTACTGGCTGACCGGTTGCCGGATCAGTAACAAGTTTCATCTTTTCATAAGAAGCCCCTGTTGTGCGGTAAGTTTTCTTTCCCGTGTTTGGGTCAATTATTACAGTCGATTTTCTCTCGTCAACTCTATATTCTGAACCGGCTAGGGAAATAATAGTTGAAGCCCCACCTTGAGAACTTCGCTGATATTTTGCAGCAAGGGCATCAATTCCGTTATCAATGCGCGATTGCTTATAATTGAGATGGTGTTTTTCGGAATCAATAACAACCATGGAGTGTCTTACCGCTCGAGCAATTTCATCAAGGTTGGCCCCTTTGATTGTCATATCCGTTATTAGGTTTGAAACGATTCCCATTTGGGTTTGTTTGGTTTGGGATTTTGGTTTCTTTCCTCCATAATCGACTTCTCTAGTTTTAGCGTTATAGGTTCCGCCATCGATAGTACGCATCCCGTCAAAAGGAGGGTAAGCTGTTACAGGATCAAAGTTTTCAAGACCTTTTAAAGAAGCCGAAGTTTTAATCAGGCCAGTATTATTTGGAATAACAATGACGGTATCGCCATCAAAGTCTGCGCCAGAAAGCTTTTGCGCAACCTTAGGATTAATACCTATGGCATCCGGGGCATTTTCCATGATGGCCTTTGCCGACTTAGATTTATTATTCACCGTAACTTGAGGAATTTCAAACCTTCCGCCATGAGGATGACGAATTAGGACAACCGTTTCTCCATCCTTGAATGTCGGTGCGTAAACTTCGTTTTCTTTTAGATCCGGTATTGGTAATATAACTTTGGATGCCTGTCGTGGCAAACCGGCTGCCTTCAAATGCACAGCCGAAGAATCGCAGTCATCAGCAAAAGCTAAAAGTAATTGCTTTTTGACAACGGGGTTAGTCAAAGAAGAAATTTCATCATATTCTTCCTTCTTTTCTTGATACCCCAGATCGAGCTGCCGTTTAGCAAGAGGCGTTGTCTGCTTTGAAAGCACTTGAGAAGACAAGGTTTTTGACCAGGTCTCCCAATCGCCTTCTTCATTGACAATGTTTAACGCTCCTCTTTGCCCAAAAGTTTTAATGGAAGAACCAAAGGGATTATCGGGATCATCTTTAATCTTCTTCATGGCGTCCATTTTGTTCCCGGTTGAGGTTTTGTTAGTGTTAAATATGATGTCAACTCCAGCAGGCATGTTGTCGTTGTAAATAGCCATACCTTTAAGATAATGGGTGCCATCAACACCAATTCTAACTTGGGCATATTGAGAACCGCCCAAATTTAAATCTGTTGTTCCACGACGAAGCTCAATAACACCATCTTTGCTTTCGCCGCCTTCTCCACGATAACGAACTTGAATTCGACTTGAGTCAACATTTTGAATCTTGGCTGGATTAAAGACGCCAGACGAGTCTCGATCATACGTTCTTCCATAATCATTTGAGACCATATCAATAACTTGAATTTTGGAAGGATCGTTAACCAGTTCTCGCCATTGTTGCTTCGGATTATCAGTTGGTGGGGCTAAAGCTTTTACAATTGTAAATTTTCCAGGCATTCCAATTTGGTCAACATTAACTGTTTGGATTTGATAGCCTTCTTCTTCTAAAATAGCTACGGCTTTGTTCAACTTATCTCGGCTTACCCCAACGTGAGGCTCAACGCCCGCACCAATATCAATGTATCCTTTTTTGGTCACTTGTTCTTTTAACATTTGCGCGGTGGTCATAATTATTTCAGAACGTTCAGCTAAAGCGGGGTCTAAAAGATTTCGGACAGAAGATTCATTTTTACCCATTTGGCGACCGATCTCCATATTGGAAAGTCCTTTATCTTTAAGCCTTAAAGCTTCTGCACGCTCAGCCGCTGCAACTTCATACTTTGCTATTGAATTCCGAGCACGAAGTTGTGTGGTTGTAATTCCTTCAGCTTTTGCAATTTCCACATCGCTAAATCCTTGTTCTTTAAGCGATTGTATATGACCGCGCCAACCAATGGATCGCTGATAGCCATTTTCTCCAGAGCCCCAAGGATATCTTCCTGAACGCCGAGGCATGCCAATGTGTGCTAATTCGTTGCTCATGAAGTTACCCTCCTATTTTCATTTTTTCGATTTGTTTATCAAAAGATATAATTTTTGCCATGATGTACAGAATCTCTTCTGCCGTTGGGGCATAAAAAGTAACGTCGTCATACTGGTACAAACGAAGTTCGATTTCCAATTCCATAGGCTTGTATCCGTATTCTAAACAGAATAACGCCGCATAAACACAAAGCTGTTTAATTGATGCCGGAGACTCGCCGGATTTATAGTCGGAAATTCTTAACACATTCTTTTTAAAAGAAATAGTGTCAGCTGTTCCAAAACAGTTATCTGAATAATATAACAGAACTTCCGGCTGCATTTGAAAACCAATAGCATCGTTAACGTATCGGTTAAGAGTTTTTCCTGATTTAGGAAGCTTGATTCCCAGACGGATTAATTTGCAAGCTACCTCGTGGTACTCCGTTCCAAGCTGTGCCGCACGAGCTTTACGATATGTGGCGGCTAGCTTTTCTTCATCGTAATTTATCCAATGATACTTACTAGCGCTTAAAAATGCGTGTTGCCCTTCCAGATGAGAATGCACGTTGAAGTTCATATAAAACCGCCTCTCTGATTTCTGGGCAGATCATCGCAGCAAATCCCATATCGTCACAAAGCTCAAGATAATACTCCTGATTTGGTTGATATGGTTCGTAAAGACTTCGCTTGCATTCTAAGACCGCCCAAAATGGTCTATAAAGTATTGTTAAGTCAGGAAAGCCCTGAATATAATTGGCGTCATTCTTCAAAACAATACACCCAGGGAACAACTCATATAATTCTTTAATGAGCTCGCTCTGAAATTTTGACTCTCTAGCCATAAAAGCGGCCTCCTTTCAAAAATATAAAGGGTAAGAAATCCTATCCCTTCTATTAGATGCCATGTTTTTTCTGCGAGGCCTATGCTGCCATAAATCTATGCTCATTAAAGTTACGTTTGTTGTTAAATGCTTTTTGAATTGCTAAATCTATAACCGAGTTTGATCTCAAATAGTAGTAATACAAATCTGTGAACGGAGTATTGATCCTATCAATTCTTCCAGCAGCCTGAATGGTTGCTTTGTATGAATAATTCTGCGAGAAGAATATAATAGTGTCGGTTTCAATACAATTCCATCCTTCTGCTCCAGCCGCATATTGGACAAGATACATCCAAGATTCTGTTTCGGGAATTTGCTCATGTTTGTGCCCATTCCACTGAGCGGTTGTAACGCCTAAATCCTCTCCAAGCTGAAGTAAAATATCAAGCTCATAGTTAAAGTTATAGAAGACGATGATTTTTTGGTGTTTTGCTAAAAGTTGCCCAACGATATGCGCTCTTCTTGGGTCGCTATTGACAACCTTGCGCATCAAGTAACAAAGCTCCGCAACGTCTCTAACAGGGCGCTGCTCATATAGGTTCCATCTTTTTATAAGAACAGTATTTAGAAGCTCTCTGTCAAAAGGAACTGGAACATTGTTGTCGTGCGCAATGGTACGCTTGTTGTAGTGCATATAAACAGTGATGGAATTTCTAAGTTTTAGAAGTCGCGAAACTTCCACATATCTGTCAACCTTTGGAAATTTAGAAAAGCGGCTAAATATCACATGTCTTCGCTCAAACTCGGATTTGTTCTTATAGAAACCGTTTGCTATAAAGACCGGAACATAATCCGTCCAGGTATCTCCTGGTGTAGCACTAAGAAGAATCCATTGATTGTTTTGAACGAGTTTAAGAAAAGACTTAACCCAAACGCCAGAGCCCACAACTCTTTGCTCGTCAAATATAAAGAACGCGTTCTTGACGCCAACATACTTTGATATGTTGTTCCATGAGTCAACAGTCAGCTTAACATTTGAAACGCTCTTCTCGCTTTCTGAAAATATCAAGAATGGTGCGCACTCTTTTTCCCAGTCTTTGCAATCGCGTTTTCTTGCTGTAGTGATGATATAAAGATCGCGAGGTTTTTTGAAAGGAGAAAAGCCGCCATCTCCATTTATCTTAATTTTACCTTCGCAAACTTTCTGGTAGTAATAACCAATGGCGGTTCTTGATTTTCCTGAGCCAACGCCACCGACAAGAATATTTCCATTCTTAATTTTATCGATAGCTTCTTTCTGATGCTCATACAACTCTACCGCAATAGGCCATTCCTCCTTTCAAATATAAAGAGAGAGGCCTTCATACACATAGTAATCCAGCCTCTATCTCTACTGCAGTATAATTAGTCTTCTTCGATGTCAACAGGAGCGTTTGCCCATTTCTTCTCGAATTCGTCTTCGACAATCTGGACATACATACTCTTAACATAAGCCTTTACGCCAGACTTCTCATTCTTGGTTCCTTCATGGAGAACCCAATTGTACGGACGAATAATCAGATCGATTTCCGAAATTTCGGCCCAATCCAACAGGCCAACCGACTCGTCATCCAGAATAGTTTTACCGCCGCTTGTAATCATGATGATTTTTGGCGGAATATTGTCAAAGCTTACCGCAACCTGCAAATATCCCTGCTCGTGTTCCTGTTCGTCCCTCGGCTGGAGCCAACGAACATTCCAGCCATCTTCTTCCAACTTGTGCGCCAAAACTTCTTCGAGAAATACGCAGAAGTTTTTCTTTCCAGCAGGATTGAATTGACCTTCTTTACCGCTGAAATTGCGAAAGCCGATTCTTGCGCCTTCAATAATAATGTTATCTCTTACATAGGTAGCCATGGTTATTCTCCTTTCAAAATGGCAGGCATTCATAACCTGCTTCGCAAATAAGTTTCAGCTCTTCCTCATGAGTATTTGCCCAGTGCGGGCAGCCTTGGCAGTCGAATCTTCCACAATCCAGTTCCCATGGAGGCGCGTCGTCAAATCCAATTGGATCGGATACTTCTTCCGTTACATCATCTAACGAAATATCCGAAACAAACCACTCAAAATCACCGAACTTTGAAATATCCTCGACCGCAGCATCAACTAAAGAATTGTAATAGCCACGATCAATAGCCGAGTCTAAACCAAGACTCTTAACCATTTCTGCTTCTAGCCACCGATACCCTTTAGACCCTGTGGCTGCGTAGTATTTACCATCCTTCTCCCGATATAAAATTCCTCCTCCATGCCCAGACAAGATTGGGCAGAATGCTCCAGTCTTTCCGACGAAGTGATAGTCGTGCTCGTCTTCTCCTAATCGCTCATTCATGTCAAGATATAAAGCAGACGTAACGCTCTTTGTTTCGTAAAGGTCGTCGAACACAATCGGTTCGTTAGAGAATAAACTTTTGAATACATAGGGTTGCGCAAATTGAGCACCGGTTGCAGTCCATTCCCCGGCGTGGTCTTTAATATCCTTAGGCACATACCCATAAAGCTTCTCGCATTTCTCGGCGGTTGAGTAACGGGCAATATAAACTGCGTCGTTTACTAAACACATCTTGTCATACGTTGCCTCGTGTTCAAAGGTGTACCCATACTTTTCTCCAAACTCCATAACGAATTTGACAATATCATTGCTTGCTTTAGGTATCTTAATGGAGTCTGTCTTGATGTGTGCCACGGTAAAGCCCTTTTCTTCGACCGCAAATTGGAGATCGACCATAAACAGCGCGCCGCGCTTTGCCACAATGTTGTCTTTGTTTCTAGGGTCTCTAAACTTGTTATCGAACTTTGCCGAGGTCAATCCATAGACAATATTAATGATAATCTTCAACGCATACGCCAACGCTCCCGAATCGCCATCATTGGTAAGATAGTTTTGGAGAATACCACCAAGCATTCCTTTAGCGGTATCATAATCCTTATGCTTAATGGCTACGCGAGCATCCAGAAGTTCTTTGAAGTTCTTTGTGTAAGGCCCAAAGACGTTTAACAAAATAGCACTTGTCGGGTGCATCGAGACAATATCCAGAATCGGAACATCTGAATACATTCCCGGCTCCGCATAGACTCGCCCGCCTTCTCCAACCTCCACGCCACGATAGGTACTCTTACCGTTCTCATATTTGTAGCCCGGAAACTCCTTGCTCAGGTCGGTGTATACAAACTTATCCTGAGGAGTTTTGTCGTTTCCAAATATAATTTTGGCAGTATGCATTTGCGTCGTGTCGTTTGGTGTAAGGCCACTCAAGTCTGACAATATCAATCTCGCAACGAAGTCCTGTTTCCTTGCGTGGAATGTGGCCTCTGTAGCGTCGACATCATTGCCGCAGTAATCCGCAACCTTTTCCCAAAGCTCTTCCGGAACTGGCTCATCCCAAGGAAGTCCAAGTTCCTGATGATGAATACCGAGTTCAATCTCAAACTTCTTAAGGCTCTGCTTCTTGGACGAGAAGTCATAAACATCGGTGTAGGAAATATTGTATGCCTCACCGAACATTGCGTTTCTGCTTCCATTGATGATTTTCTGGCTAAGATTGTACAGCTGAAGATTGTCGTAGCCGATATACCTAGCATAAAGAATATGATTGTCATACCGACGGCAGTTAAAACCGACCAGCATAAATTTCATCAGATTCTCTATGCTTGCAGAGGAGGGATTTATCATCTTGACTTTCTCTCCGCCCTCCCGTTTCCACACAACGACAAACAGAT